TATTTTCTTCAACCTCAGCTACTGTTTGAGACAAGGTATCTACTACACGATTCTTTTTGTACGGAGCGTAGTAGGACTTCCTCCACGATTTCCCCTCCAAGCAAAATGCCACATGATCAATTCCAAAACGTTTTACAATTTGATTAGTACTTGCTAATGTAAGATGTAGTGCCATCGCTACTTTTTCTTCCACTGTACTACTGCGTGATGCAATGTGACGGGCCCGAAAAAATGTGTTGGCAGTGTCTATGAGGGCGTAACGATGTGTCATGTTTGTATTATATACTATTATTTAATAGAAGTCAAAACTCAAGGTATCTTTCTGGGTATCTTAATGCATTCTTCATAAATTCTCTTAAGTTTGGTGTTTGACGAGTGATAGGTAAATACTCTTTCTTCACAATCAATATGCCCGGAATAGTAGCAATTTTTTTACGATAGTAAATCTCTAGCATTTCAACAGTTATACCAGTGTCCTTTATGTTGATATATTCACTACGATTGAACCCGTTGAATTTAGAAAAGTGTTTTTTAAAGTGTACCTTTCCATCTTCTTCTAAGGTCCTGATCAACCCGTCAAGTCCGGGACGTGCAATACATAAAAAATGAATGGTGACAACATTGCCACCTTTTTCATAGCCGGAGATTCTGCTACTCAAATCTTCAGTAATCCCCGGCTTTGAAAAATCATCTTTATTTTGCACATGTGCAATATAAAGACCTTGTGTCATTTTGTTATCAAATTTTGAGTTTCTTGTGGAAGAGCATGAAATAATGTGTAGCCATTGTCATCATAGTCATCCATAAAGGTCTTAGAGATATTATTGAATGTGCCACCATGTTCATAATAAATTTGTAACAACAATGCCAACGACACATCTGCTGGACAACTAGGAACCTTTTCACCAGGGTTAGCAGTTTTATGCCATTCTTTATATGTAGATTCAGAAAGTCTACGAAACTCTGCAGGTGACCCAACTGTATTCCTAATGATATTACCTAGCACAAGAATAAACTCTTTAATTGATTGATTCGTTAATGATTTTGTACCTTTAATCTTGTTACGTAAGTTTACCATTGGTAGAACTTCAAACGAATCAACTGAGCGATAGTCCCAATTCCATTGATGAATTTGGCACCACCAATGCATTTCTTCTTCAGTCATTTCTTTCAATAAATCAACACGAACAAACGCTCCTGGTTTGTCAATGTTTTCATCATCTTGTTCATGCACCGGAATGATATCGTAGCTTTCCATAATGCTTTGTTTAGCATATGCATCTTCATAGAACTCTTTGGTTACTGTATTTGGATTATCTTGCCGCTTAGAAAGCACGTAGTTTTTCCACTTATCAAAGTAAGCAAGTTTCAACTTGTCACCACCATTGATACCTAAAAAGTGTTCACGAGCAAATGTAAAATTATGAAATTCAACAACTTGACATTTCACTTCAACGTCAAGCCAGTTATCAGCCGTAACACCGTCAGCCTCATAGTAACCCCACTTGGAAAGTACGCCGTAAGTTACCGCAGTGTGTTGTCCATCAATAATAAAATAATAGAATTTGTTTTTGTGTTTGATTTTCAAAACATTAACATATTGTACCTTCTTTTCATCAAAGGCTTCTAAAATCTTTTTAATATGACCATTATTAATTGGTCGTTGAACGGCAAGTGCGCTCCACAACTCCCTCAATTTGATTGCTGCATAGTACGGTAGTTTACTATAAGAAAGAGAATTTTTATTTTTCTTAAGATTTCGCTGTGCAATATTGCTTAATGGATCAGCTAAAAAATTATTAACCAATGTCTCTAATGTTTTTGCCTCATGGTCATCTGGTTTTTTATCTAGGGTATTAATCGGACGTTCAGCAGCAGTTGCAGTTGGGAGAGAAGGACCTTGATCAAAAATATCAAATGGTAAATTCATAATAGCATTAATAAGTTTCTTTTTAGTTTTCTTAGCACTAGGCTTTTTCACAATAAAGTTACTAACGTTAGTGGGTGCGATTAAAATATCTGACATGATTACTCCTATTAGTTAATGAAAGTGTTATTCTACAGTAGAATAACAATGTTATTGTACACCCAAGACCATTTAATGTCAAGTTTTGGGCCGATACTTATCTGTTAGCGCCATGACTTCCTCTAATGGGACCTTGACCTCGTGTATCAAACGCCGCTGTTCTTCACCGATAGCATCATGCTCACGCTGTCCACGCTGCCAAACACCGTGGTCATCACTGTAGTTGTAATGCCAATCATGAAACTGTAGCAAGCGTTCCAGTGTGATCAATTCTGGGTTCATATCAAAACTCCTGTTTGGAATGTTTGGGTTTACGATTGTACAATATTTTAGATTGTACAGTTTTGGGTTTGAACGGTGTGTTGTTTTGAAACAACACACGGTGAGCCCTGTGTTTGGGTTGTTCAACAACGAATGAGAGAATTTGCTTTTTCATAACCCATAGTATAGCATGTTCTCCATTTATTGTCAAATAGACTTTTTATAAACTACTGTAGTGTCAGAACTTTTGGAATTCATTGTCGTAGTTTGATTGCTTTGCCTTTTGCTACTTATCACATTTAAAACGTCAACCTTGTCATATCCAAATTCATTATGATATTTTAAAACATCAATATTCATATCACGATTTTTTACCTTACCTACATTCCAACAGCTGGTTCCATTAACATTTAAATGTTCAATACTCAATTTAATTATCTCACGCAAGAATGAATCGGCCCAATCTTGATAAGTTGGGGTGTTGGATATGGATTGAGTTTGTTCATGCGTATATACTTCTAAATCAAAGTAGGGAGGGCTTGTCAATACTAAATCTACATTAGGTAAATTGTATTTTTTCATATTACGAGCATCATCACAAATTAATGTAACTTTATGTTGTATGCCCAAGAAACTAGCCATATTCATTAGATTGTTATATGTAGTTGTGTTGGGTTCAAACGCAATATATCGTACTCCGTAACTTACTGAACCTAACATACGTCCTCCCCAACCAGCACATGGATCAAGTACGATTTCAGGTTTATACTTCATACAAGCTAATTTCATCATCTGCGGACGATACATGGTGTTCTTTGTCAATCCACAACAAAAATAAATACCACGTTTCAATTCACTAAGATACGGTGTGCTATGTGATTTGCGATTCCAGCGTAATATCTTTTCTAAGTTGGTTGATGTCCAAAGACTTTTAAAACTAGTACCTGTGCTGCTTTCAATATCATAAAAATTAGGACAAAAGTGTTCACTTAGTTTCATCCCCATACGTGATGTAGAATTAATGTCATTACCGGTGCTAGTCCATTTACAAAGATTATTCCAGTCTTTATTTAATTCATCATCAGTATACTGAGGATAATAGCTTGTTTGTGATAACTCTACAGCCAAACTAGGAACGGCGGCATCAAAATCTGTATCAGACAGATTTCGTGTTGATAAACGTTTGTTTAAAACATTAACTAGTTTTACCATTGAGGTGAGATTCTAACATAATTTGGTGTGGCTTAGAAAGACAATTCGTAGTATATGCTACGTTTTTGTTATAATAATGGACTATCAACTCATCAGAGTCATAATTACTATAACCAAAATGAAGTACTTTGCGATTAGTTCCCTTTTCTATTTGGTTACATAATTGTTCTTTTAAATGTTCAAAAATAACTGATATAGGAAATTCTACAATATAAATCAAATGAGAGTGATAAAACAAACTACAAACCATATCATAGTCTTTTTTCTTTTCTAATAATTTAAATGTCATGTCATTAAAGTTTCCACTATGGGTATTCATTTTTTGACCTTCCTTTAAATATCTAGGCTTTACTTCTTTTAGTCGCCCTGTGTTAGTATCTATTCCATCGGCACCATGTTTTTCTGAAAATGATTGATAACCTAAATAATGTAGTGTAACCAGTTCACGTATAGTTGAAGAATTATTATCAGACATATTATTTAAGAACATATTCTTGCAAATATTAGATTCAGCATCAAATGCTTTAGTATTACCTAAAAAATATTGAGTTGCGAATTCTAGGCTTTCGGTATCGTAAGTATAACTCATATATTTAAATAGTAAATTCAACCCTAGTGACGTTTTTTGTAGTAAAGCTACGCCATTCTTTTAAGTCATTATCAAACACACGAATACTAGTGGTTGATTCTTTGCGAGGAGTCTTACCTTCTGCTAATGGTTTTGTTTCAACTACAGGTAACATTTCGGGTTTCAATGTGCAATTCATTACACGTTCAGTTCCATCTTGTTTAGTAAAGGTAACTGTAGTACTTTCATTAATTTTAAGCATACCATTTAACCATTTGGTAAACTTATTCCATTCCTTATCACCCCAATCTTTAGTTGGTTGATAAGGGGCTGCTAATACTTCAAGTGTTTCCATTTTCTTGTTCTTCCCAGGTAGTGAAAAAGGTTTTCATTTTTGTTTCTTTATCCCAAGACTTGGTATAATCATTATCTTGGTCGCACAATGCTAATGCTTCTTTTTTAGTTACGACACGATGACTAACAATCTGTTCACCAATATGTTCTTGGCTAAACTCTTTTGCTTCTTCCATTGTTACAGTATCTAGTGCCCATAGAGTTTTATCTTTACCTTGTTCATCAGTACCAACTGGAACCTCTACCATATAACGTTGACGGAATGTACTTATACATTCAACCAATACCCATTGTGTCTCTTCGGATACTTTCTTAGTAATACTATATGAACCGTCTTTGTTGTCTTTCCAGTTCAACACATCACCAATTTTGTATCCATTTGATTCCATTACTTCGTCCGGCAATGGAAGAATCAAATCACCTGATTCTGGATCTTTTTGCAATGTAGCAACCCAAGAGGTGTCACCTGTCTTAACCCAACCGGGTTCAAGATTGCTTGGTTCAATTTTAGTTTCAATTTTTTTAGATTTCTTACCCATGATATTTCCTTAATTAATTAACATACGAACGAGACCAACACTATCAATAGCAACTAGCAATAGATAGTTAGCTACCATACCAAATGATTTACGACTATAAGCAGACCAGCCAAACATAATGCATTGACAAATAAAAATAGGATACAGAATGAGAAGAGGCGGAGTTGGTACTGTGAGCGCCATAACAATCGCACATGAGATAGATAAAGCCCAAGCTGTAACTTCAACGATAAAACGAAAAGGGTTTGTTGAATAGTCATGTTTGATATAGCTGAATATATTAAGTACGATTACGATCATACTCGGCAATTGCTTCACGTAACAATATCTCAACCATTTCGTTCAATGTGATATCACGCTTGTGTGCTTCTAGGCACAACTTAAGCATAGTATCATTATCCAAATCAATGGGCACTTCAACACGGGTATCAAAAGATTCACCATCAAACATCTTATATGCCTTGTTAAGGAAATCTTCTTCAGTTTCCAAATCAACCCACTTTACATCATCCCATGCTTCATTAGGATCAACATTGCGATTTTTTGCTTCAAGGTTGTATGCTTCACGATAAGCTGGATCAATATAGCGATAAGGCTTTGGTTCAGTAGCATCATAGGCATCAGCTGCCGGACTAACATTCACTTCATACACTCGTTGAGTTACTGTATCAAAGATTACAGTTCCATGTGCATATTTGCTAGTGTAATCAATAGTCCATGGACTAGGATAGCAATTCCAAAGATACTCCCCTCCACTAGTGATTTTATGTTGAAAGGTGTTGTTAACTTCACTTAGCTGCATTTTCTTTTCCTTTGTAATGTTCAAGAATCGGTTCAATATCGTTATTATATATCTGTTCCATTTGTTTGTAAAGCGTTTTGGCTTCCTGCTCTGTTAAACCACTTGACAAAGACTTGTCACCTTCTTCTTTACGCAACCCATAATCATGCCGGTATGTATAGCACATACCTGTGATAATTTGTTCTTTTGTTTTCATAAAACTTTCAATCCAAAAATTATTGCATCTTTTTCATTAGCAAATGTAAACACTGTATTAAACATGTTTGTGGCATCAACAACATAACTACCTGTGCATTTCTTCTTACACCACTTTTTTGCAGCAACTACTCTAGCATCAAAAGCATAATACATTTCGTGGCTGTTAATAAATAATGAAACACGATAGGGATGTTCACGTTTAGTTTTTCTACGCTGTGAGGAGTTCATAGCTTAAGTAGTGCCCACATTGTGGTCTTTTCCAAATCATTTTGAAATTCTGGATAAACAGTTTTTAGATGACGATTATCAATTTGGTTATAACCTTTTTGTGTTTTTGCTCTAATCAAATTATCTAAATCCCAACCTTCTCGATCTATTTTGGTTTGAAGTTTTTTACCACGACGGCCCCAAAAAATCAATACTTTAGGACGGATGATAGTTCTATCTTCCATATAGATAGCACCCCAAACTTTGTCTGCACCATCTGTAGTGTTCCAGCCAATAAATTTATAGTCCATTTCACACATCTCCATCAATGATTTCTTCGCATTCTTTCAATCCACGCTCCCATCGTGCCATCATAGCACGAAAGGCTGCAATGTTTTCACGATTGTGAAACATATCTCCTGAAAATATTGCAGCGTCAATAGAATCTATTGGTCCGTCTTCTAAACGTTGGTACTGTGAAGTGATCATTTACATTTCTTTCCAATCTTGGTTACTACTTCTACTTTGCTCAAGTGCAGTTGGTACAGGAACCTACGGTATGTTCGCAATGTTGCAACACTCATTGGATCTGTCTCACCTTCAAGTTCAGCAATCATTGCTTCTAACTCTTTTTCTTTAGCACGGTGCCGCTCAATATCTGCATTGAGTCCTTTTGCCTTGTTCCAAAACCATGTCATATTATCCTCCTTACTTAATTTCAAAATGTTCAATCAAAGCATAAGCAAAATCTTTTGCAGGATTCTTGCTTACAATATTATCCATGTCATTTTCAGTCTGCTTTTTTATTGCTACACGGGCACACTCCTGAACAATCAACTCGGCGAACCTGTCCCGAAAGCAGTCCGGAATATACATGTGTTGCGTGTCGGGGTTTTGAATACCATCAACATCTGATATTGCCTGTTCTAATAGTTCTTTAATTCGTTCATTCATAACAGTAATCCTATAATAAGCATAATAATTCCTATTACCATTAGCGTGTTGCCAATAATTCTATGCATTATTCAACTCCGAGTAGCTTATCTGGCACTGCATCGTCATCAATCATCGTGGCAATGTGCCAGGCTTCTTTCTCAGTTTTGGCTTCTATGATAATGAAGTAGTTGTCACCATAAGCATCGCTCATTTCAAATTTGAATTTCATTCTTCAACTCCGAAATGTTTTTTAATTTCCATAGCATCAACCATTCTTACCTGATCGCAACATTCCCTCACAATCAACTCGGCGAACTTTTCAAACGTCGGATTGTGACCAGCGGCATGCCAATTGGTATGATCCCAGTTATTCTCAGGATAGAATCCAGCCTGTTTAGCAAGTTCTCGAATTCTTTGTTCGTTCATTACTTAACTCCAAATGTGTTCATTGCTGGACGCAATGTGTTAATCAATTCAGTCTCGCGGCTATGTGCAGGACGCTTACCACGCACAATTTCAATCACACCGAATACAAAACGCTCGGCACCACGTTCACGCAATGCACAAGACAAACCCCAATTC